GAATATCTATAGCTATAAGCATTTTAACTAGCATTTAATCTTCCTTTTACATAATCAAAAAATCTATTTAAATACCATCGGGCTTTTCCTATATCGGCATCGCCACCTTTTTCTGTTTCTCTTAGAACATATTTTATATTATTACCTTTAATATATCCTCTATATTCTTCGGGAGTTAAGAAAGCTTCTATAACATCTATTACTTCCATATTACCTTTTTTGTAATGTGGTGGATGGTTTATTAAATCAATCTGTTTCGTCATCACGTTTTATCCCATTCATAAAATTTAAGTGTATTATATTACTATCTTTCTCTTTGTCAATAAATAAATCTTGTTGTCCATCATTATAACGATTAAGATAATCATGTAGTAGATTTCTAAATGTTTCTACTTCTTCTATTATAGGCACAGAAGCACACATCATTCTGCAGAACTGCATAAGCTCACTCCATTCACCTTCTGGCAAGTTGTTTTCTTCTGACGTAACGACTACAATGTCAGCACTGCCTGACCATGCACCATTACTCTTACTTTTATTTGGACGAACTCTTATTATAAAATCATTCTTATCTATCTTATCTGCTATGTCCATATGCTTTCCTTTTATATCCATTAAACTTTATAAAACTTGGGTACTTGTCTTTGCCTTTTTCTTTTATCCATGCTTCAGGAATAATCCTGTCGTAGTAAACAAAGTCATATCTCTCACACCATTCTCCATATGTGGACTTTGCGCCTTTTCTAAGTTTGCGTCTGCTGTTCTCAAACACAAAACGTATATCTAATTTAGGATGTTGCTTCTTTATTGCAAGATGTTTTCTTCTATCTGATGCAGTGAACTGTCCTTTTGTTTCTATTATTACACCATTAAACAGCACGAAATCAGGTGTATATGTGCGGTAGGCTAAATCTTCCCACTCTATCTTGAAAGGTTCGTATTTAAACTTAACACGTTGCTCTTTCAACAAGTCGGAGATTTTTATTTCTAGACCGCTACGATACCCATACTTTCGTGCTGTCATAAATTGTGCAAATCTATTTACCAATTATAGAAAGAATCCTCTGTTATAGGATAAAGAAGAAATACCAAGAGCCTTGTACTCTTCCGCTAAAGCTCTGTCTGCTTCCTTTTTAGCTTCCACAGCTATTCGTAAGGATGCATACTTTTTCTCTTTATACTCTTTACGCAAAGAACTTAAACGCTCTTGAGTTTCTTTTATTTCGGTTTCAAGAGCTTCCATTTCCATATCACTCATTTAAATACTCCTCTTCTAAGTGAACATATGCAACCGTTCTTGGTTGCTTGGCTTGTGACTTGACTGCAGGTCTTTCCACAAGATTAGACCAACAATCAAATCTATACGAACAGAACTTACAGTTCGTGTTCAGTATCTTATTACCTGTAGGCTTACCTCTGAATGTTTCATCTTCAGCTTCAAAGCAACGCTTAAACTTATTAGTCTTTACAACATTCACAGTATTAGATATCTTCTTTACTTCTTTAGTCATATCTAAACCGCTTGCAGGTACATACTTAAAGTGTCCATTGGCTTTGTTAACAACCCACCAACCACCTGCTTTTTTACCAGATGCTTTGGCATATCCTGCTAACTGCCCAATGTATCCAAACCCATCTGACTCTGCAAGAGTGTCATAGGATTCAAACTTATTTTTGTAAGACCAATCTGAAGCAGATTTGATATCATCCACCGCATCATTGACAACGATATCATACGTGCCAGATACTTTAGACTTACCTACATCCAAAGAAACTTCTTTAGAATCTTCGTACTGTATACCTGCTTCAGTCATCAGACCTTTGAATACTGCTTCTACTATATCCCCAATCATCATATTCATAATGAAAGTAGTAGGATAAGGCAGAGCTTTCTCAGGCTTGTTCTTGTCATACCATAGCTGACAAGTTGGTCTCCCCACATTCGACATGCGTAAACGAAAGTCTTTACGCTTTTTCTCCCCACCGAACTGGCGATGCATAGCTTCTGCCACATCGGTAGCAACCTGTTGGATGGTTGTGTCAGACATAGATGTCTCACCATTAACAGCATCTTCAAGGTATTGATGCAACGCTAGTTCAGCAGGATGGTTCATTAGCAACCCACGTCTTCAACTTCGATGTCTACCAACGTATCCACCACATCAACATCATCGTCTTCCATTTTAGAGTTAGCCTTCTCCGACCATAGATTTAGAATGTATTGATTATAGTTATCCAACCACGCTAGGAAGTCAGCAAACATTTTGTTGTCATCCGCAGTAACTTTCAGAGTCTTTGATACATCAAGAGATACAACAGGAATGAAAAAGCTATTACCATTAGGTAACTTCTTCTCATCAGTCGTGGCTGTAATCATGTGATGTATTGGTAGTCTCTGTAGCTTTGCCAGATTAGCGAAAGGCTCGCCCACAATTTTGAAGGCATCTCTGTTATCTATCTCCCATATAAAAGGCATGGGGTCAACAGTCACTTCCGCACCAGTTGAACTTACTGGGTTTACTAATTCTACTGTACCAAAAAGAACTCGCACTCTTTTAATCTGCTTGATTAAGTCCTGCATCTTCTCTGGTAATGATTTAAAGTCTTGTATAAAACCTGCAGGTTTACCACAGTTAAATCCACCATCATTATCTTTCAAATCTACATTGAGATTATCAGACATAACAGTTTTGATATACCTGTTAGGTGCATTAGCACCACCCATTACAAATCGCTTGTACATAAACCTTTGCATGTGTGGTCTAAGCTTAACAGAGTTAGCAAAGTATGTATCACCATCTGGAATCTCCAGTTTGTATGTACCACCGCTAACAGTCTCCACGTTAACATTCTTTCCTTTAACTTCTGCTGTACCCATGATTGGTGAATGGTTAATGCGTAGTCTAGCTAAAGAACTGCTTTTAGATTTAGCAGGAGCTTCATTAGCTATACCCATAGCCTTTGCCATTGCGCCATAGTTGTTCGGGTCTATTGTCGTTAGTTCTGTCATATATGTTTCTCCTTTAACAAATGAGACATAGTTATATCATATAACATCTTTAGTGTCAAGCCAATTATATCCTATTTTTGCTTCCAATAAAAGTGGCACGTTGAAGCTTATTCCCCAACGACTTGATATCAAAGAAGATAAGTCTTTATTAGTTTTATCTATGACACCAATCACCGCATTCTTCTCTTCTGGATGCACGTCAATGACAATACTATCGTGTACCGTATTGACTATACAGGACTTCATTCGCTCTAAAAGATTATCAATATGTAGCAGTGCCAGTGGCACAATGTCTGCGGTAGCAAACGACTGCACAGGATAATTCTTTATCTGTGTAAAGTGACTTATTCTGCCACTTCTATTACGTTGCACATCTGGAAATGAGAACTCTCTACCAGATGGTGTAGCAATCTTTTGATGGTCTAATGCTTCTCTAGCTAAAGTCTTATGCCAATCAGCAATGCCTTTATACTTCTGTGTAAAATGCTCGTAGTATGACGCTTCAGCTTTTGTTCTACCAAACCCACTCGCACCATACAAAGGTGCAAAGGTATGTGCTTTAGCTTCTTGTCTGCTTGTAGGCTGACCTGCATCAGATATAATCTTAGCTGTATACGCATGCACATCAAAGCCTGTACTGACCTCTTCCATAGCCACCTTGTCCTGTGACAAAAATGCAGCAGCTCTAAACTCTAGTTGTGCAAAGTCGGCTTCAAGAACATATCCTTTCATGCCAAAGTCATTGTCGTTCCAACGTGATACGAACACCTTCTTGACAGGAAACGTACCACCTCTAGGCATGTTTTGCATGTTTGGGTCTGCACCAGATAATCTACCTGTAGACGTGCGATGCTGTAACAATCTGACATGCAATCTATTGTCAGCTTTTACATGTGTAGCTATGCCTTCAATGAAAGAAGATAGGTAAGTCTCTACTGCAGACAGCCTACGCACGTTACGTAAGAAACGCTCTGCATCTTCCATGCCTTTGTTCTTGGCTGTACTCTCAAGCATTTGTAAATTCATCTTGTTTGTAGTGAAGCCATTGGCTGATGCCCACTTTGGTGATGGCGGTACAAAACAAAATCCTGCACGTTTTTCTGTGGGTATATATAAATAGCCTTTACCATCGCAATCAGAACAACGTGTTTCTTTAGCAAAAGGTGTACCATCTTTCTTTGTCTTACGAATCCTGCCATAACCATTGCATGTAGCGCATTGCTCTGATTCTGTCCTGTATAGTTTTTCTGTGTTCTGTGCTATTGCTTGCTTAAAATCTGAGCCTGTCATGTATGGGTCAATGGCTGTAACCCAATCTGTTTTGTCTCTAACTTTCCTACCATAGATAACCCACGATAACTGCTCTGGACTATTTAAGTTTACAGGTGTGTCACCCATAACTTCTCTGACTTGCATTTCTAAACCTTCTACGAGAAGGTGACGCTCTGTTTCGTATTGGTCACGCACATCTTCAAGAGCAGATAAATCAACCTTAAATCCTCTGCAATATATCTTAGCCAACCTTACTGCCAGTTGATTGGTAAGTAGAACTGTATCCATCAGAGATGCGTCACTACTATTTAATCTATACATTAGTTTGTTTGCTACCTGTTGCGTAGCATGCAAGTCAGCAGATAGGTAAGACACCAACTCGTCATGTGGTATCTCTCGTGTGGTAACACCTTTCTTAAAATAATACTTCAGTGTATCCTGCTTCTTCGTATCAACTTCATATCTCTCAGCACATGCTTCAAGAGACAATGGCTGTTTGATACCACGCTGTAGCACATACTCAGCAAGCATAGTGTCGAACACTGCACCATCATACTTGAAGCCAGACTCCCATAGCCACATCAAATCATACGCAGAGTTGTGACATATTATAGCACCTGCCTTATCTAGTAGGTCTTGTACAATCTTATGTCCATTCTCTGTAGGTTCTTTGTCCGCATGGTCAAAAGTAATTTGATATTCTTCTCCAGTATCTGTAAGTATACCCACCATTACCAACGTGTTAGTAGATTCGAATGGGTCAAGGTGTAACTTGCCATCTCTGTTGGTAACTGTGTTTTCTACATCTATAACTAATTTCACGATACGTACCTCGCAGTCTTATATTCAAGCTCGCAGTGTACCACACCATGCCATCCTGTCAACTTATTTTTTACAACATTGAGATGACGCTGTGAATCTTCTTCTTCCTGTCCATCCACAGGTGGGTTCTTTGCAATCAATATCATAAGGTCAGCTTCGGCAGCCTTACCTGTACGTGAACCTTCCATCATAGATTGATTGAGTAGCACCTTACCTTCCGCATCTGCAGAAAGCTGTGACATATAAAAGATAGCACACTCATGCTGTTTGGCAATCATACGTGCATGCACTGCATTTGCTTTCAGTGCTTCATCTGTTCTAGCAAATCCTGCAGTCTTGGCAAACTTGTCACCCATGTCGAGCAACACAATGTCAGGCTTGTATGTTTTACAGATACTCTCAACCCATGCCATGTCACGACCTGTTGCATCTTTTATCTTGATACGCTCCTTGACAGGAGCATACAAATCACGAGCCTTTGTAGGATTATCTTTTATTTCTTTCATGGTCATGCCAGTGGCTGCAGTTAGATATCTAGCACCCACACGATGATATCCTTCCTCGTTACATAGCACAATGCAGTTAGCACCTTGATGTGCGAATCCTTGTGGTGATGCAATCAAACTTGCATGGAACGATGTCTTACCAGTATTGGGTCTAGCACCTATCTCTATCAGATGTCCTGCATTGACACCTTCAACCTTACGTGTGAGCGTAGGTACATTGAAAGTCCAACGTGCTTCTAAGTCTGCTCGTGCAAGTAATGTCTCTATCTCAATGTCATCCCACTCCACGTTGAGATTAGGAATAAAGTCATCGCCATACTGCTCTAGCATATTGCGTAGCGGTTCTAAACTAGCCTTGTCACCATTGACATAATCAAATCCTAAGTTAGCTATCTCTTCACCAATGACTTGCTGAAATAACTTTGACAACACTTCGTTAGCTACATCGCCACCCATAGGCGATTCTTTTTTTATCTTGAAGAACAAGGCAGAGTATGCTTGTTTCTGTGCTGTAGTCATGGTGGGATTATTAGACAAGAACAATGCTTCTATCTCGTCTGGTGTAACAGTACGCTCGTACTTACTCATAGCATTGTCGATTGTTTGCTTTATCTTGCGAACATCTTTGCTGAATAGTTTGTCTGGACACTTCGCTCCTCTGTGGTCATCGTAGAATGACCTGTCCATCAAACTTCTAATTAATGATAATTCCATTTAGCTTCTCCATATCTTTGGGGTCACGATATTTCAAATCGTTGTTTAGTTTTAAGACACGCACATCGGGTACATGCCCACGTAATTCCTTTGCCATCTGCAAAGTCTTCGGTAATGCATCGGGGTCTAATGCAATAACTGCTGTCGAGAACTGCGAGAGAAATCCTTTATGCGATTCCTGTAGAGATGTACCAAGAAGCGCAACCCCAACAAAGGAACTGTAACCAACAACAGTTGCACTCACACAGTCCTCAACAACAACAGCCACCTTACCACAACCTGCGGTAAAAGGCAACCCACTCTTTCCATATTTCTTCCATTTAGGAAGTCGTTTGCTAAGAGAGCGACCTGTGGCATCCCTCTC